AGGACGGAGCTAAGTTAAATATTAACCTAAGTAATGATTTAGCTATAGACGTTTATACTACTAATTCTAGACAGCTTAAAGAATACATAGAAGATCAAGGATCTATAGCAGACGCTTTTACACAAGCAGGCATAGCCCTTGACGATACCGTCACCTTACGTACCACATCCGGTAGAGAAGAGACTAAATTAGAACCTATGTCTACTCAAAAAGCGATAGCTTATATTGAATCAAAAGCTCAAGGGTTAGAGAGAACTTATAGTTTCGACGATCCAGAAGAGGACGGAGCTAAGTTAAATATTAACCTAAGTAATGATTTAGCTATAGACGTTTATACTACTCCCTTTATAATGAAAAGGTAAAGAAGCTCTGCATAATATATATTTATAAAGGTAATGATAAACACCTTTAAGATAAACCTCAGTACTCTTATAATTTTAATCTTAGTAATACTCCTAGTATTACAGAGACAATGCGGACAGAAAGAAGACATCGGAGAAGTTACAGTAAAAACAGAAGTTAGGTGGGATACCCTAACATTAGATAGCTTAGTATATGTACCGAAGTGGAAAACTAGAGTACTTAGTCAAACCGATTCTTTTACCAGACTTATAAGAACCCCTGCAGACACCGCAGCTATCTTAGAAGATTACTTCGCCTCTTACATATACGAAGATACAGTCCGCCTAGATAGCTTTGGATACCTTGCTATTAGGGATACAATCTCAAGAAATAAAATAATAAGTAGAAAAGTAGTACCTACTATTAAAGTACCTATCACTACCATCACCAAAACCTTAGCAGTAAACAAGACAAGGTTCTATACCGGGATTTCCTTATCAGGGAATGCACAAACAATAAATCAAATAAACGGAGAACTCCTACTAAAGACTAAATTAGGGAACGTATACGGAATAGGGCTAGGAGTTAATTCACTATGGCAGCCTATACTTTCCGCTAGCATGTACTGGGAGTTGAAAGTTAAAAAGCCAAACCTAAAATCAAAGTTATTATAATGAGTCAAGACTTAAAACAGATAATACGGCAGGAGTACGTAAAATGCGCTTCAGACCCTACCCACTTCATGCGGAAATACTGCTACATACAGCATCCGCAAAGAGGTAGAATTCTATTTCACCTATACCCTTTTCAGGAAACAACACTTAAACACTTTCAAGAGAATGATTACTCTATAATCTTAAAATCAAGACAGTTAGGTATTTCAACACTCGCTGCTGGATATTCTCTCTGGCTGATGACTTTTCATAAAGATAAGAACGTTCTTACTCTTGCAACTACACAAGCAACAGCTAGAAACCTTGTATCGAAAGTACAGTTTATGTATGAAAACTTACCTTCCTGGCTAAAAGTTGGATCTTTAGAAAAGAATAAACTAAGCTTACGATTAACTAATGGATCAAAGATAACAGCTAAATCATCTAACGCTGATGCTGCTAGATCTGAGGCAGTATCTTTACTTCTAATAGATGAGGCTGCCTTTATTGATAACATTGGAGAGACATGGGCATCTGCTCAACAAACACTAGCAACAGGTGGTGGAGCGATAGTACTCTCTACTCCGTACGGAACAGGAAACTGGTTCCATAAAACATGGATAGCTTCAGAGAACGGAGATAATGACTTCCTACCTATTAAACTACCCTGGTATGTACACCCCGAGAGAGACCAAACCTGGAGAGATGCACAAGATGCACAGTTAGGAGACCCTAGATTAGCCGCGCAGGAGTGTGACTGTGACTTTTCTACATCTGGAGACACTGTAATCTACGGAGAGTTAATAGAGTTCTATGAAACTACCTATAAAAAAGATCCAGAGGAAAGGAGAGGGGTAGATCGAAACTTATGGATATGGGAGCCGGTAGACTATAATAGGAATTATATGGTCATAGCCGACGTCGCTAGAGGGGACGGAAAGGATTTCTCTGCTTTCCATATTGTAGATATTGAAAATTGCAGTCAAGTAGGGGAGTACAAAGGACAACTGCCCCCAAAAGAGTTCGCACATCTACTGGTAGGTATAGCAACAGAGTACAACAACGCACTTTTAGTAGTAGAGAATGCTAATATAGGATGGTCTACAATTGAAACCATTATGGAAAGAGGGTATACAAACCTGTACCACTCACCTAGATCAGGAAACGTTACTGCAGAGAGTTATTTTGACCCATACGGCATAAACTCTAACATGACTCCCGGGTTTTCAACTAATACCAAAACAAGACCTCTTATAATAGCGAAGATGCAAGAGTCTATTAACGATAAATCTGCAATTATACACTCAAAAAGGATGCTAGAAGAGTTAAAAGTCTTCATATGGAGGAATAATAGAGCAGAGGCACAGAGCGGCTACAACGACGACCTTGTAATGTCCTGGGCAATTGCTATGTACGTCAGAGAAACAGCATTTAGAATGCAAAAAGGAAACGCAGACATAGTTAGAAGTGTTTGGGAGAACGTAACTACTACTAACACCAGTACAGATATGTTCTATACCCCGAACTCCTACAGTAATCCTAACCAAATAGACAACGGTAAAGGTGGAACAGAAGACATCTCTTGGATTTATAAATAGAAATAAGTAGCTTTCTTCGATATTTATACTTATACTATGACTATACACAATGGCAGATACAAGCATATTAAGTAGACTCCAACGATTATTCTCCACAGATGTTATAATTAGGAATGTCGGAGGAACTCAACTCAAAGTAGCAGACGTAAATCAAATACAGATGTCTGGTAAACTAGAGAACAACTCATTCCACAACAAGTACAATAGTATACACTCATCAGGCTATACCTCTCTATACGGCGGTCAGACTGCTCAGAACTACCAATTTAAACGAACTCAACTCTACTCAGAGTATGATGCAATGGATACAGATGCTATTATAGCTTCTACTTTAGATATACTTTCTGAAGAGTCTACCTTAAAGAACGACATGGGGGAAGTTCTACACATCAAATCCCCCGATGAGAACATTCAAAAAATACTATATAACCTATTTTATGATGTACTAAACGTAGAGTTTAACCTCTCTTGGTGGATTAGAAATGCATGTAAGTATGGAGACTTCTTTTTGAAGTTAGAGATCTCTGAAAAATACGGAGTATACAACGCAATACCTTTCACAGCCTACCATATCGAAAGACAGGAAGGATTTGACTTAGAACATCCAATGTCTACTAGATTTCAATATCATGAGAACGGACTAACTGGACAATCTTCCGGGTACTACAGCGTACCGGGAATGACAGACCAGCAAGCTATCTATTTTGATAACTATGAAATGGCTCATTTTAGACTCTTAACAGATATTAACTTTATCCCTTACGGTAGATCATACTTGGAACCAGCTAGAAAGCTATTCAAACAGTATACTATGATGGAGGATGCGATGTTGATACATAGAATCGTAAGAGCTCCTGAGAAAAGGATATTCTACATGAATGTTGGAGGAATAGCACCAGCTGAGGTAGAAGGATTTATACAGAAAGCTATTACAAAGATTAAAAAGACACCTTATATTGATCCTGAGACCGGACAATATAATTTAAAGTATAATATGCAGAATCTTATGGAAGATTTCTACATTCCCATGAGAAACGGAGATACTACTACTAAGATAGATACTTTAGGCGGATTACAATACGACGGAATACAGGATGTAGAGTACTTACGTAATAAACTATTCGCAGCTCTTAAGATACCTAAAGCATTTCTAGGATACGATGAAAATCTATCAGGAAAAGCAACCTTAGCAGCAGAAGACATTAGATTTGCTAGAACAGTTGAGAAGATACAAAGGATAATGACTTCCGAACTGTATAAGATAGCTTTTGTACACCTCTACTCACAAGGGTATACACAGGATGAGCTAACTAACTTCGAACTATCCCTCACCACCCCTTCTATAATTTACGATCAAGAGAAAGTAGCACTATTGACAGAGAAAGTAGCTCTTGTAACCGCTATGAAAGAAACTAAGATGTTCTCCTCTGACTGGATCTACGAAAATATATTCCATCTATCTGTAGAGGAGTACGAAGAAATGAGAAACTTAGCAGCTGAAGACGCTAAGAGAGAATTTAGACTAACCCAGATAGAAACTGAAGGGAATGATCCTCAGCAAACAGGACAGTCTTTCGGAACACCTCATGATATTGCAACAGCATACGGAAAAGGCAGAGTCTATGATAGACCTGGAGATGTCCCAACAGGGTACAACGAAGATGAACCAGTAATGGGAAGACCTCAAGAGAGAGCAAGCTTTTTAGGTACTCAAAATGACCCGTTAGGAAAAGATAGACTAGGAAAAGACGTTATGAAGAACGACGACCAACCTACTACAAGGAGAACATCTGCTTTTGAAGGAGCAGGAAGAGAACTTGCAAAGCACTCTAGGATTATAGGGGGTTTAGATAAAAAAAAGATTAAGCTTTTCGAACAAGAGCAGATAAAAGGAGGCTTATTAGATGAGTCTCAAATACGAGAAGAGATATAATATACTATTTATTACAAAGCACAAGCTAAAAAATGGCAATACCTAAACATTCAAAGTATAAAAATACAGGGTTACTATTTGAACTGTTAGTAAGACAGATCACTGCAGATACGATGAACGATACAAATTCACCTGCAACTAAAACTCTAAAAAAATACTTCGTCAATACGGAGCTTGGGAAAGAGTACAAACTTTACGAACAGCTTAGTAACTTTCAAAACTTAAGCGAGACCAAATCAGAAATAGTGATATCCTCTTTACTAGAGGCAGCAGCAAAACTTAACCGTACAGAAGTTAAGAAGCAGAGATACAATTTGATTAAAGAAATTAAGAATAACTACGATGTAGAGAAGTTCTTTAAAGTAAAAGTAACAAACTATAAAATATACGCTGCACTCAATAACTTAATTGAAAACCAGAATAATAGTAAGATCACACCGGAGGATACTATTAATAATAAAATAACTATACTAGAACATCTTGTAAAAGCCCCAACATTAGTAGCAGAAGATGCTTTAATGGAGGAGTACAAAGCATATCCTAAAGATATTAAGATACTAACATACCGCATTATGTTAGAGAAGTTTAATGAAAAATACGACCACTTCTCACTAGAGCAGAAGTCAATCTTAAGGGAGGTTATTACTTCCATTGACAGTACAAGCAAGTTAAGAGAGTATTACAACGATAAGATTGTAGAGGTACGAGAAGTCTTAACTCAAAAAGCTAATGCAGATGTAGATGAGGTTTTAAAGATAAAGCTTCTAGAAGTTTTAAAGTATATCAATCCTGTTACGAAGACTAAAACAGTTACTAACGATAATATAGTGAATCTACTACAATATTATGAGTTAATTAACAACCTGTCATGAGTAGTGTAGAAAACAAAAAGAATTGGTTAAAACAACAGCTTAGAGAAGAAAGCACCTCCTCAGCAACAGGAGCATACAACACACCATTTGCCTTTAATCCGAATAAAAACGCTAAAGGAGCTTCAAGAAACTATTACCTTGACTTAGGATACAAACTCGTAAACCAGAAAGAGCTAAGAAAGAAGGCTAAGGGTATGGAGTATAAAGACCTTTGGAAGAAGTAATAAACATTAAGACAGGTACTATTTATAAACAATGAAAAACTTACAGAACAGCTATAACCTTATTAAAGAAGGAAAAGGAAATAAAGAAATCTTCATCAAGCAAGCTAGGAGGGAATTTCCGCAATTCATAACGAATGTAGAAAATTTCGAACAGATTGTAAGTAAGCTAAAACAAAAAAGCATAATAGTAGAAACCAGAGAAATTACAAATAGTGTAGAAACTAACTGGTTTAACGTATTCAATAAAAATATTCAAGAAGCAAAAGCTGAAGAGAAGAAAACTTCAACAGAAGTTAAAGATGTTCAAGCATCTGGATATGACTACAGTGATGAGAAGAATATCGAGAACGTATTCGGAGAAGAATTCTTGAAAGGATACTATGTTGAGATGAAAGATCCTAAAAACGAAGCTAAGACTGAGGAGCAGATAAAAGCCATCGTAGCTAAGAACTTAACAAAAGATTCTCTTTATTATGTAAAAGACGGTCAGTTCGGAGTAAAAGGATTAGGGTACACTGAAGCACCTACCACGGAAGCGGAAGGTAAGTACAAGTCTAGCGGGTACGGAAACCTAAAAGAATCTATAAATGGAGAATCCTTAGAGGAGGAAGACTCGGGACTAAACAGACTTCAAAAACTTATAGACGAAATACTAAGCGCTAAGAAATAATATGAGTAACCTACTAGTAGAAACTAATATATTCCGACAAACTACAGGCTTAATCTCCGAAGGAACACTTTCAAAGAGAGGTAATCCTATTGTAGCAGGTATTTTAGCTACTGTTGAAGTTAAGAACGGAAACGGTAGATACTACTCAAGAGGCCTTTGGGAAAGAGAGATCGATAAGTATATGGAATCTGTGAATGAGAACAGAGCAGTAGGAGAATTGGATCACCCAGAGACTACTGTAATTAACCTTAAGAACGTTTCACACAACATCACCGAGATATGGTGGGAAGGAGATAACGTGATGGGTAAAATAGAAATACTACCAACACCATCAGGAAATATCTTAAAAGCTCTTATAGACTCTAACATCACTGTAGGGGTTTCCTCTAGAGGAACAGGGTCATTAAAGACAAACGGATCAGTATTAGAAGTACAAGACGATTACGATCTACTATGTTGGGATTTTGTCTCAACACCATCTAACCCAGGCTCTTATATGAGCGTAATAAAAGAAGGTGTAGACGGAAATATAAAAAATTATAACAAAGCACATAGAACTATTCAAGAGATTCTCTGTAGCTTCGGGTCTTGTCCAATTTAATTTACCCTTAATTAGGCTTTATATAGGATCACTACCTATATATAATAGTAAGTATTCAAATGAGTACCTTACTTATGTGCTATTCTCTAATATAGCACTAACATTAAAATTAACCCTTATTACGCTCCAACAATAAGCGTATTTCCCAAACAGATTTATTATTAGGAAAATGGAAAAAAACCGAGATTTATTTAAACAAGCTATTGCTGAAGCAAAAGCCGTAAAAGAAGTTTCTATTGCCAATGCTAAAGCGGCACTAGAAGAAGTTATTACACCTCGATTGAAATCTATGTTCGAACAAAAATTAACTGAAATGGAAGAAGAAGAAGAAAGACACATGGAAGAAACCGAATCATTAGAGGAGGAATTCAACTTAGAAGAGCTTTTAGCTGAACTAGACGAAGCTGAGGAAGAAGAGGTATTAGATACCGAAGAAGCCGAAGAAGAAGAGTCTGAAGAAGTAGAAGATGAAGATGTGGATATCGACTTTGACAACATGACAGAAGAAGATTTAAGAGCATTTATCGAAGAGGTTGTAGACGAAATGATTGAAGCTAACGAACTAGAAATGGAAGACTCAGAAGAGGAAGACTCAGAAGAAGAAGAAATAGAAAGTGAAGAAGGTGAAATCGAAGGAGAAGAAGAGATAAGTATGGAACCAGAAATGGAAGAGCCATTAAACGAAACCTCTTGGACCGAAACCGCAGCAATGCTACCTACTATTCTAACAGGATTCTCAGCCTTAACCGGCGGAACTATTGGACTATCAGTATGGCAGCAAAATGCATTAGACGGAAAGTACGGAGAGAAATGGAAACAATTCGCAGAAAAACTATCTGGTGCAGGTGCATCTGCTAGCGCTGTGAGAGAGGCCGTGGATACTATCGAAACTTTACGTACCGAATTGAATGAAGTTAATTTACTTAACTCTAAGTTACTTTATTTAAACAAGATTCTTAAAGAGACAACTCTTAAAGGATCTGACAAAGTGAAAACAATCGCTGCTTTTGATAAAGCAGAAACAGTAAAAGAAGTAAAATTAGTTTACGAAACTCTACAAAACAATCTTACAAAAGTATCTCCGAAAGAAGTTACTAAAAAGCTTGTTAGAGAATCTAAAAACTTTGCTTCTTCTACAATCGCTGGAACTTCCCCAAGAAAACCTGTAATGGAAGTTGATCCAACGATTCTTAGAATGCAAAAACTTGCAGGTTTAATTTAAAATTAAAAAAACGAAAAATGTCAACTGTACAAAATTTATTAGAATCTGCCAATCCATGGCACAGTTTGCAATCTGACGCGGTTAGATTAGCGAGCAAATGGAAAAAAACAGGCCTTTTAGAAGGCATTAGCAACGACGTAGACAAAAACAACATGTCTATGATCCTTGAAAACCAAGCAAAACAACTAGTAGTTGAGCAATCTTCTACAGGTACTGGTGCTAACTTCAATGCCGGTAACGGTGAGCAATGGGCTGGAGTAGCTCTTCCATTGGTAAGAAAAGTATTTGGTCAAATAGCAGCAAAAGAATTTGTTTCTGTTCAACCAATGAACTTACCTTCTGGTCTAGTTTTCTTCTTAGACTTCCAATACGGAACTTCTAAAAACCCATTCACTTCAGGTGCTTCTACTTACGGTGATACTTCTGCTAACTTCGGTAACACTAACACTGGTGGTCTTTACGGAGCAGGTAGATTTACTTATTCTACTAACCAATTCTCTGCATCTGCTGTAACTGCTGTTGCAACTACTGCATCTTTTGCTGACGTTAATTTCGATAGTGCTTTCTCTGCTTCTCAAGCAGCTGGTACTGTTAAGAAATTAACTATCGCAAACGTTGCTTCAGCACTACCAGGATACGATGTTGAAGCTGTAAGAGGCTTTATCGTTAACTCTGGATCTGTTACTGACGCTACTGTATTACAACAGTTTACTAAGATCAACGGCACTGGTATTGAATTCTTTACATCAAACACTACTGCTGAACTTGACGCTTTAGACGGATTCGTAGTATACTACAACAAAGCTACTGCAGACAATGCAAGAGGTGATTTTGAAGCTGGTGCTGCTTACGCTGTTCCAAACGCTGAATCTGCTTCTGAGATCGTTATTCCACAGATCAACGTTGCAATGAAATCTGAAGGTATCATCGCTAAAACTAAAAAGTTAAAAGCACAATGGACTCCAGAATTTGCACAAGATCTTAATGCTTATCACTCATTAGACGCTGAAGCTGAATTAACAGCAGTAATGTCTGAGTATATTTCATTAGAGATTGATCTTGAGATCCTTGATATGTTGATCACTTCTGCTGCTGCAGGTACTGAGTACTGGTCAGCTGCTAACAACAACTTCATCAACGCTGGTGCAACTGCATTTACAGCTGCTGGTGTTGACGCTGGTGGGTTCTACAACAGCCAAGGAGCATGGTTCCAAACTTTAGGAACTAAAATGCAAAAATTATCTAACATCATTCACCAAAGAACATTAAGAGGTGGTGCTAACTTCTGTGTAGTTTCTCCAACAGTAGCTACAATACTAGAAAGCATCCCAGGTTTCGCTTCATCTTCTGATGGAGATGTAACTAAAGGATCTTATGCTTTCGGTGTACAAAAAATGGGTCAAATCAGTAACAGATACACTGTTTACAAAAACCCATACATGACTGAGAATACCATTCTTATGGGATTCAAAGGAGCTCAATTCCTAGAGACTGGTGCAGTTTTTGCTCCATATATTCCTCTAATAATGACTCCAATGGTTTACGATCCTGAAACTTTCGTACCTAGAAAAGGTTTACTTACTAGATATGCTAAGAAAATGGTTAGACCTGAATACTTTGGTAAAATCATAGTAAGCGGATTGAATACTCTTTAATTAAAGAGATCATAAACTTAAGAAGAGCCTGACGAAAGTCAGGCTTTTTTTTGTTTAATTTACTGTTGCTTTCTGTACTGCTGCTATGTATATTAAAGAGAAAGTTATTATGACAGTTACAAGCAATCATCACACCGATGATATCTTCAAAGAGAAGAGAAAGCTCAAAAGTCCAATTAAATTTGGAATCGCTTTAAACGAAGAGCAAAAGATAGCTAAGTCCTTCATGTTGGAGAATCCAATCACTGCAATTAAAGGAAAAGCAGGTTCAGGAAAAACTTTACTAGCCATTCAGGCAGGATTAGACCTACTCCTTAATAAGCAAATAGAAAAATTAATCATAGCAAGGCCTTACGTTACTGCAGGAGAGGATTTAGGATTCTTACCAGGAGGTGTAGATGAGAAGTTATCTTACCTAACTGCTCCGATGTACAACATAATGTATGAACTAATTGGAAAGCTTAAAGTAGAGAAGTTAGTTGCAGAAGGTAAAATCGTGGTTTCTCCCTTTGGATTCTTAAGAGGTAATACCTTCTCTAATTGCTGCGTGATCATTGATGAGGCACAAAATGCCACTATGAGACAAACGGAATTAATGATTGGCCGTCTAGGAAGAAACTCTAAAATGGTATTCTGCGGAGATATGTCACAATGTGACCTAAGAAACCGAAAAGAATCAGGATTTGACTTCTTTGGAAAATTAGAGATTCAAGTAAAGGGTGTAAAAGTGTTCCACTTAGAGCAGAACCATAGACACCAGATAGTAGATCCTATATTAGATGTATTTATTAACTATAGAGATTAAAAGAAGTTGCCTCCTTAAGAAAGAAAGACTATATTAAACAAGTAATATTATATTTAAAAAATGGAAAACCAAAAATTAACTGAAGACGAGATTAAGAACATCCAAGAGCTTCAAGGTAAGAGACAGAGTAGTATTTTAGAATTAGGAAATCTAGAAGCGTATCAGTACGATATTGATACGAGAAAAGATGAACTATTCGCAGTATTAGATGAATTACGTAAATCCGATCAGGAATTAGGTAAAGAACTAAATGAAAAATACGGAGATGGCTCTATAGACCTTGAAAAAGGAGAGTTTATTCCACAAGAAAAAGCCTAAAGGTTAAATCTTCCTGCTTCTGTCGATATTTATAACTAAAGATGGCAGCAGGAAGATATTCTTTTGTATTAGAACAAGGAACCACTGTAGATTTTGAACTACAGTATAAAGACTCTAATTCGGTTCCGATCGACCTTACTAACTACACAGCTAGAATGGAAATTCGATCTACGTATTCCGGATCTGGAGATACTTATTTAGTATTAACATCAAGTTTAGGAGATACCTACACAAAACAAGCTGACAATGCATTCTTAAGCATGTCAGGAAGTAGCCTTATAACCCCTACCACAAGCGGTAGTATAGGAGTTTATATAGGATACGAGTTAGCAGACTCATTAACATTTGCCACAGACGCTTTTTATGATTTAGAAATAACAACAGGAGTATCAAGAACACGAGTAATAGAAGGTAGAATAGCATTATCCAGACAAACAACCAGCTAAGTAGATGTCTACCCCCAATCAAATAACGATTGATTCCAATATCAATGATATTTCCATAGGGATAACTAACAACACCATTGAGGTTGTTGATAACAACTGCCCGGCAGAAATTATAATAACCCAACCAGTTACTAGAGTTGTAGAGATTGCAACTGTAGGACCATTAGGACCGGTAGGGCCTCCAGGATTAACTACTTTCTTCATAGCAACAGGGAGTGTATCTGCTTCTGTAGCTTTAACAGGCGATATATTTACCATATCCTCCGCTTCAACAGACATATTTTCAGTAAACTACCAAGGTGTAGCCATACTTCAAGAAACGATAACCGACCCGGACCCTATCCGAGGGGGTATCTTTTTCTCAACAACCGGTGACTTTTACTTTGGAAGCTGATATTTATACATACACAACTAAACAAATAGAATAATATACATGGCAACTTGGAAGAAGGTCATAGTCTCCGGATCATCCGCAGTACTAGCAGGCTTAACATTAGATACGGCACTATCGGTAGCAAACGGCGGTACCGGCTTAACAGGATCAGGTACTAATAACTTCTTTGTAGGAGATGGTGCAGCTTCCTTAACTACAGTAGGTAGTAACGGTACAGGCACAGTAGTTAGGTCTACATCCCCTACAGGTATTACAGGAATGTCTGCAACAGGGTCCTTTACTGGATCTTTCGCAGGTACTTTTGTAGGAACTTCCAACTTACCAGACTTAGTAGATGGAAACGGTATCGTAGATTTTATCTATGACGGTTCAGCTCCAGCAACAGTAACAGTACAAGCAGACGGTACTACCTTAGCAGTAGGCGCCGGCGGTGTTAAAGTAGCAGCAGGCGGTATAACAGGAACAGAACTTAACATATCAGTAGCAGGAAACGGATTATCCGGCGGCGGCGGTTCAGCCTTAGCAGTAAACGTTGATGGTTCTTCTCTTGAGATTAGCGGCGATGCATTAAGAGTTAAAGCACTAGGTGTTACAAACGCAATGCTTTTCTATTCTGGATCTGTTCTAGGAACTACAGGCGTTGCATTAGGAAGTACAGTAACTACCCTTAACGGCTTAAACTTAACAGCAACAACTGCTACAGGGTCCTTCACAGGATCATTCATAGGAGATGGTTCAGCTCTAACCGGCTTAGTAACTACTTTAGCAATAGATGCTGATTCAGGCGGTGTAGGTTCAGTAGACTTACTATCACAAACACTAGATATAGCAGGTGGAACAAATATTAACACCACTCTATCTGGTCAGACTATAACAGTAAACTTAGATAGTA